ATTTTCTGCATTTGTTGCTGCAGAATTCCATTCAAACACCGCACTGTCGTGAATAAGACATATGGCCTTATCACCAAAATTATCTAATGACCACATACCTGGTTCTAATACTAAATCACCAGATGCTGCCTCACCCCAGGCCACAAAGTTTGTTGTGCTAGTGACAGTATCACCTGCACCGTGAGACGCAGCAGTCGTCCCTCTAACCTCTCTTGTGACACCTGTTAATTCATTGGATGCACTTATACCTGTGTATGATATCTCCTCTGTGCCTACTTTTATAAAATTTGTACCTGTGTCTGGAAACTGTGATACGTCTGCTAATATAATACCGGTTGTTGTTGAAGAGTTTATTGCTGCGGATAAAGTTGTTGTAGGTTCTCCTGCTGTTTCTCCGCCCCAGGTTCCAAGAGACCAACCAAAACCCTTTGCCTGCACAGCTGGTCCCACAGGATAGTAATGCTGTACTCTTATACCTCCTGATGTTGTAGCACCAGACCCTGACTCGTTTGATGGCATCGTGATTGTAATCGTTGTGCTTGTAGGCACAGTTGTTACCATAAATTTTTTATCGTTAAAATCTGCAGCTGCAAAATTAGAGTTGGTGATAGAACTAAAATTATCTAATAAAATTATATCTTGTTCACCTATACCGTGATCTCCACTAAAAGTTATAGTAACAGTTTGCGATCCATTGGTTGTAGTGAAAGCGCTTGTAAGAGTTGTTGTAGTTTTAATAGGATGTATATCATAATATACACCGCCAGAGAATGCATATAAAATTCTGTTTGTACCGATGATGGCGTATTTTCTAGCCTTACTATTTACGAAATGATGAAGTCCCCTACCGGCACCAGTTAATTTATCGTCACCAAGTTGTTTCCAACCACCTATCTTTTCAGGTATACCATATCTAAATCTTACGTTATCACAATCTATCCACTGGCCCTCTGCTCCAGTAGCCGTGATCTGTTTGTTTATACCTGGTTGAAATCCTATTTTTTGTAACATACCTACCTTGCGTTTGTTGGTACACCATTAGAGTTCACGAAAGGTGATTCTGCAAAAGCCATGTAAATAAATGTATCTCCATTAGAGTTTATTCCTCCTAAACTATTTCTTATTTTAAAACCAGTTGAAACAAAATCAATTTGATAATTTGCATACGATGAATATTCTGCTGAACTTAAATTAGCATCTAATAATTTGTAAATAGGTTGATCTAGATACCCACCATCTCTTGCATTATCATAAATTGTCCAATCTCCTACAGCACTTGTTTTTTTTATAAGAAGCCAAGCTGGGCGAAAGCCCAGGTGAACATATGGACCATCCGCATTTCCATTTCCTGTATATCTACTAATTTTCGAATGACCTTGCACTGATGCAAAAAAATATCCAACATAGTTGTTTGAAGCAGCGTTGACATAACCATTATTATCAACTGAAATTGTTGTTGTACTTACTGAACTAATTACAGCACCAGATGTGTTAGCACTAGCATTATTGCCATTTAATATTAAATATTTTGAATAACCTAAAACTGTTGCTTGTGTATTATAATCTTGTGTTCCTGTTCTCTGTTTAATAAATGAAAGTTCTGGGGCAGCACCTAATCCATGTCCAATAGTTCCACTACTTCCTGACCCTGTCCAAGTTGCAATACTGAATCCAGCAGCGGTGTTAGCAGATACAGAACTTGCTATGTTGCCATCACCATTAGATGATGCAGAGCCACCAGCTTTCCAGTTCCATGAAACCATTGTTTGACTGCTTTGATTCCAAGCAACTGATGTTCCTACTGTAAATCCATCACTATCAAAAGATTGCAACCCTGAACTATTTGTTCCCTCAGCACCACTATTATTTGATTCTATTTCTTTTGTTGCACCTCTTACTGAATCTGATAATTTATGTGAAGATGAATCACTTCTTTCTTTTGCCCATACCCAATCAGGTTGAAAACCAACCCCTGTAACAGTTCTTCCATCATTACCATCTCCTGTATAAAGAACAGTATTAAAATGAATTGTTGGGTCGTCTATAGTTGTATAAGCCATTATCCAAACTCCGCTAGGTTTTTTGTGTTAAGTGCATAAAATCCCGCAGGAACGTCATATTCAAAATTACCATAATTATTATCATCTGTATTTCCTGATGAGATACTAAATGATGGAGAGCCAAAGTTTGCTTCCCAAGTTCCATTTGCTCCATAAAGAGAAACGGCAAAAGTATAAAAACCACCAGCATTAGTTGGTAATGTATAACCATTCGCTCCTGATGTTGGATTTTGTGAATTGATGTAAGTTCCATTGACATGAATATAAATTTTTTTATTGGTTATGTCTGCGGCTATTCCTACAATATTTCCAGCTCCATAACCAGCCTCTCCACTATCTATTTCGCTTTCATTTGAATAAACTGCTCCATTACTATTGTATGCAACACTATCAAGATTCGCACCAATATAAGTATGTGCAAATTTATCTATTCCGGCAACACCTGCATATGGATATGAGCCTGATTGTGTACTTACTGCTGTCATTTTCAATTCTGCATACCATTTACCAGTGCTTACTCCAAAATTTGCAAAAGCTGCTTTTTGACCAGAGGCAGAACCGTCAGTTTTAAAAGTTAAATTTCCTTGTTCAAAAGAAATATTAGAAGAAGAGGGATTTAAAGGGTTAAATGTTGCATAATTATTTGTGCAAGTATCAGTAGATTGATCTACACTTGTTAAATTATTTACAGTAAAGTTATTAGAGTTCCCTGATACATCTGCACCTAGACTACTTGCATTTTCAAAGTCTAAATGAAATCCATTTGTGCCAAATGTTAAACCAGATACATCTTTTGGTTTCCAAATATTAGGACTCGCTGAATCAAATTCTCCTACATCAGTAGGTGATAAAGCAGTTCCATCAACAGCTACAAGTTCAGACATATAACCATCAAAAAAATCTCCACCACTAGCACCACCGCCACCACCAATCATATGTAGTGTATTATTATTCCATAAACTATCTTGACCAGAAGAGGGGTTTGTATCTGTTGCAAAACTTGTTTCCTCTACACCATTTATATATAATCTCATTCTATTTCCAGCAGTTCCATCAGCACTATTGTAAACTCCAAGAATGTGATACCAACTATTAGTATCTCGAAAAACTCTATTAGTTGTTAATTGACCTACCACTCCACCGCTTTGATATAACTGCCATTGAAATTTGTCGTTATTTAAAAACCCAAAATTTTCTTGATTACTTGAAGATGTATAAACTCCATAAATAGTAGAGTAAATACCTAATTTACTTCTTTTAACCCAAACACTTATACTCCATAAATCTCTATTACTAGCACTACTTGGCGTTCTGTTTAAATAATCACTACTACCACTATTAAATCTTAATGAGTTATCAACATCATAGCTTGTGTCTTTTATGGAGTTAGTTCCAGGTATAAGTAATGACATTAAACCTCCTTTGGAAATTCGGCTAAAGGTCTTGTTTGAGTTCCATCTTCTTGTGTTGTGTATTCGTATAATGCTTTTAGTTCATCAACATTAGTACAAGCATCTATTTGAGTTTCCATCTCATTTGATTTTGCTCTAACATTGGTTCTAAATGTTGTAACATTACTCGGCACATTATAGTCAGCTACCTCTGTTGCTTTAATTACATACCAATCTGTAGGAGCTAATAAACCTGATGCTTGTTGTTTTACAATATCTTTCTTTTGTGATTTTAAACCTTTAATGACTACAACAGGGTCTAGTTCAACTCCATCTTCATCTGTTGCATTTCTATCTTCTAATTGTTTTGGTGTTGCAGTTCCCCAAGATTCTGTGACTTGACCATCTGCAAATGTGAAAGATGAGTCTGCGTTATTATAATATTCTTGGTCTTTATAGTTTGTTCTATCTATTACTATTTCATAAATACCAATAGCTTCTTTTTCAGATTTAGACCATAACTGAAATATTTTAGCTGGATATCTTACATCACCAATAACTAAAGCTTTTGGGTTTGTAATAATTTGTGTAATATTATTATCTTTTACTAATGCGTACATATTTTAACTTTCACTTAAATTTAATGTTCTACCTACTTCTTGCCATACAGCGCCATTGTATCTAAAAACAAGAATATCTGTTTTACCATCTGTTGATGTAAACGTTGGTGCAGTTGATGCTGCAAACTCGAAGACGGTATTAAAAGCGATCGTATGAGAACCATTATAATTAATCTCTAGACAGATAAATGAACCCTCAACTGAATTAGTTGGTGCGGAAAATGTAGTGTTCTCTGTTGTTAGATGGTATGCGTTTGGTTTTGCTTGCACATCCCAGGCAACAGCATTTGATGATGATGTTAATGCCTGTTGTGGAATATAAGCAAGATCGTTAAATTTAATATATCCAGCTCCTTTCGCTGTAAATTCTAAACCAACATTTGTATCACCACCTGATGCAGCAATAGCAGGATTATTTCCTGTTGCAGCATTAGTCACTTCTAATTCGTTTACTGCTGAAGATGTTGTTTGAAATATAATCTGTTCGTTTCCATTTGCATCTGCTATGAAACCCGCATCTGCGATCTTTGGAGCTGTTAGAGTTTTGTTTGTAAGTGTAGCAGTTGAGGTTGCTGATACTAATCTAGCATCACCACCGGTGCTAGGAAGAGTTAAAACATTACTAGCAGACTCAGAATGTGGCGCTGCTTTTACCTGCTGACCATGTGAATTATTTTCACAGTTAAATTGAATAGTGCCCTGATTATCATTACCTTTGACAGTTACGTGTCCTGTTCCGTTAGGTGCTAATTCTATATCTGCATTTGATGTGGTAACAATATCATTGCCATTCATATCAAGATCACCACCTAGTTGTGGTGATGTATCTGCAACAACACTACTTATACCTAGGGATATTTCCTTTATATCAGGGTTTGTGCCATCATTTGCAGCCGCAATAACAAGCTTATCACCTTTATCCGTGGCAGCGAAAGTGACAGTTGATCCTGAACCAGATGCATACTTAAATTGAACTGTATAAGATCCTGAAGTTGAATTTCTTAAAAAATAAAATGTTTGAACATCTAAAGGTATTGTTACAATTCTATTTCCTGTAATGGTTCCTGTAAACTCAATCGCTCTGTGACCCGCTGTGTCACCAGTTCCATTGTCAGTGATTGTAAGAGTTGAAGTTCCGGCACTACCGGCTATACTTTGTTGTGTAAATCCACCAGCTATCTGTTCGATAAGTTGTAAATTAACATTGGTTTTATTTCCCCA